TAAACCTAAACTTTTTACATAGTTATTAATAGCACCATTAGGTTTTACTATAGACTCAAATATTTCTTTAAAAATTCTGTTTCTTGGATCTTGAAAAGCTGCTTTTGTATATGGTTTGCCCTCTGCTTTTAACTTGTTTTTTAATCTTTGTTCTATTGCATTTACAGCCTCAACAGCTTTTGATCTTGACTCTAAAAATTGTACTTCACCAACACCTGCTTTAGCTAACTCAACTGATCTTTCGCTTAGTTCACCAGTTTTTATATTTTCATTATATTCTTTTAAAAAGTTATAGGCTTGTCTTGCGTTGCTAAATTCTTTTCTATATAAAAATGATTCTTCAGTAAAATAACCAGCTTTACTTAGTTTTCTTAAAACTTCTTCTATTGTGTTTTTTATTTTGCTAAAAACCCCTTCGTTAAACTGTATTTCATTACCAGCTATAGCGTCTGAAAAAACTGAAAATATTTCATTTACTCCTCTTTTACTATATATATTGTCGCCTGTAAGGTTGTAATCATTTTTTAATCTTTTTAATACAGCTTGTTTTTGTTTTTTATTCAAAACGTTCATAAAAGACTTACCTAGCTTAACTCTATCATTGTTATTTAAGTTGTTCAAGTGTTTAGCTAGTATTCCATGTAAAACCTCATGAGAACCAACGTTTATAGCTCCTGTTTTTGCAGCTACCTCTTTGTTTATAACTATAGTGTCACCAAATATAAACCCATCTGTGTTTCTCGTTTTTTTAGCTCTACTTTTTGATATACCTAACTTTATAGCTTGTTCCTCTGTTTTTTGTGCAGTTTTAGCAACTATCACCTTTTTACCTATACGTTTACCTTGTGTTTTAGCAAATTCAATAGTACCTTTTAACATGCTTTCTCTAATAATTTTGTCAGCACGTATTGCGGCTTTTGTTTTACCAATTTCAACAGCTCCTTCGTATTTGTTAATTATTTCTTGTATTTGATCGTTTACAGAGTCTAATTTTACTTTAGCACCAGATGTTTGGCTTTTTATATCATCTGATTTAACTTTTCTTTTTAAATCTCTTCTTTGTATTTCTAAATCAATTAATTTGTCTCTGTCTTTTACATCTGTTATTCTAGCATCTATTTGAGTATTTATTATTGCTCTAGTTTGCTTTTCGTAAGCTAGTTGTTCTAAACCTGTTTGATCATTTTCCATTTTGATATTTGCTTTCGCAATATCCATACCATCTGCTGTCTCTATAAACTTTTTTATTACACTGTATTCAACAGGGTTTTTCATGTCGTTAAGATAATACTTAGCTCCTTTAAAAGTCATTAAAGCATGACCTACTGATAAGGGTGCTGTTGATAAACCAGAAAAAGCTTCAAAACCAACTTCAGCCGCATCAAACTCTTGACCAGCAGCTTCTCTACCTAAAACCTCACCTAAACCACCACCAAACGCTTCAACTGCTAAACCTCCAGCAACAGCTGTAGTTTTCTTAGCAATACCAGGCCCTCTTCTTAAAAGTCTAGTAGTAGTAGCTCCAGCACCGTACATAGTCAACGCTTCAACACCACCAATAGTAAAACCTCTACCATAAGCCCTGTTTCTTAACTCTTGACCTCTTGGACCATTAACAAGATCCATTACGTTTTTTTCGTTAAATTCTAAGTTGTCTTCTCTTAACATTTCGCTTATCAAGTCTCCATAAGTTAAGGCAGATTCCATAGTTGTCATTAAACCAAACATAGAGCTTGCAAAAGCTGTTTTTGGACCACCAACAAGTAATCCAGCACCACCAGATAGTAATGTTTCTCTAGCTATGTTAGCCTCTCCCTCGAAAAAAGCCCCAACTTGACTAGCCATAGAAGAAACTAAAGTTTCAGCTAATAAACCTGGGTTTTCTTTTATACCCTCGTAAAAAGCGTACCAACCTCCACCGTTTGCCTCGTATTTTTTTTGAAACTCATACATAGCTCTAGACATTTTATAATTACGCGCTTTTTCAAGGTTTGCTTCAACGTAGTCTCTAGCTACTTGCTCATTAACCTGACCGCCAGCAAGCAAAAGATTATAAGCTTCACCAACATCAGAACTTTGTTCATACCCACGCCTTACAGCGCCAGGAAGGTCTATAACGGTATTTATAGTGTTGTTTATCCAACCTTCACCAAACCAATCAACCCTGTAATCTTGTTCATCAATAAGAAAACTTGGCGTTTCTTGTTGTTGACTACCGTATAAGCCAGTGTTTGGATCTGCAAAATCTGGTTGAGCATAAAAAGGCTGATTGTTGACAACCACAGCGTTTGGAAAGTCGTTTAAAAACTGTTCTTTCCTATCTGGGCTAACGTTATATACCTGTCCGTTTACTTCGTATTGCTCCATACTGTTATTATATTTTATCTAAAAATGTGTCTGATGCTAAATATCTCCAAAGATCATCTAAATTAGCTTTACTATTTAATCTAAATGTTCTACCGTCAGAAGTTAATGTTTTACCATCAGTTGTAAACATACTAGTATCGTAAGCAGAGTTAATAGTAGCTTTAGCTTCGTCTAAAGACATTTCTCCAAGTTCGTACACTCTAACATCTGTATTACCAATAGTTTCATACATATTAAGCTCTATAGTACTATAACGTCTTGTTCTTTCGGTGTGATATTTACCTTTTGGATACCTAACATAATCTATTATCTTATCGTTTTTAGCTATATCTTCTACCGTTACGGGCTTGTCTAAAAGTTGACCATTATTATCAACAACGGTTTGAAAGAACTGTCCACCTTGATATTTGTATGTAAAACCACTAGGTGATTGGAAAGTTTCACCGTCAGAATAATATGTCTCAGGATTTTCTATTTTATTTATAAACGTACCAAAATTAACTTCAAAATCTTGCGCATTAAACTGTTGTGCGCCAACAATATAATTTGGTATTCTTGACGTTCTGTTTCTATCATTAGCTCTTTTTCTTTTGTCTGCTTCAAAATTAAAAGCCAAAGTATATTTTTGTTGATCATAAGTCATATAGTACTTAGCCATTAAATCTCTTGATGTTTCAAGGTTAAAAGCCGGGTTATTAACATTGACAATAGCATCAATCATATTTTTTACATTTTCTTTATATTTTTTTAGCTCATCAGGATTATTTGCAAACATTTCTGCAGCCTTTGATCCGTCTAAAGAATTTATTATTTGATTACCGTCTAAGTCTAAAGTTTTATATGTTTCACCGATGTTAACTATTTGATTGTTTTCGTTAACCATCATATTATCTAAAGCAGAAAAAGGTATACCCATCAACTCTGCGTTTTCATAAACAGAATCTTCAAAAGAAGGTTCGTCATTTAAACCTGTTATACTTTCATAAGCAAAGTCATCAAAATCTTTTTTGTCTTTAATTAAATCTTTAAAAAAAACCTGAAATTCATTTTCGTCATAAGCAAAACTAGCATCAGGATCAGCGCCGTGCAATAAACCTCTTCTTTTACTGTTTTCTGTTCTAGTTATGTATGCTGTGGCTAAATCAGCATTTATAGGTGCAAAAGTAGAGCTAATTTCATCTAAACTTAAAGTTTTAAAATCACCATTGTCATCTAAAACATTAAAAAACACACCATCTTTATTGTAACCTAACTGTAGTTTTCCGTTTTTAACGTTTTCGTCCATGTTTTTAGTATCAAAAGCTATAGCTGCTAAGTGAATATCTTCGTAGTTATAAACTCTTTCGTTTGCCAAATCATTTTTAATAACATCGGACCTATCCATAAAAGTAGTTCTAGTATCTTTCAGTTTGTTTGTTAACAGTGTTAGCTCTGCTAATATTTGCCTTCTAGCTCTTCTGTTTTCTTTAGTATCGTTTTCACCAATAGTGTTTACTAAATCAAATCTGTCTGCCATATCTTGAACAGCGTTTTCAGCTAAATTAATTATAGCCTCAGGCAAAGGTTCTTCATTAACATATAAAGAACCTAGGTTTTCGTCGGCTATTGACATAAATCTAGCTTTCACTTGTTCTTTTTTCTTTTTTAAAAGATCTTTTTCTAGTTTTATCTCATTCATGATACCACCCACCATATCCATATAAGCCTTGCTAATATCAGCTGTTGATTGGTGTAGTTTAGAAGTGTCAAAGTATTCACCGCTATATCTAGTTTTTGTTTCTGCAAAAGCAGCGTTTATTAAGTTTCTATCTGATCCCATATTGTTTTATTTAGCTTTATTCCTTACCATCTCCGGAAAAAAATTCTTTTTGTACTCCTTCACCTATTTGCTTACCAATACCTGATTTTGCTAACGTACCCATGAAGTTCATAGTTGCTTGTTGAGTTGCTATTTGTGCGTTCATTTGGTTAGCCTGTGCTTGCATTACAGCTTGGTTAGCACCTGTAGCTTCACCCATTTGCATGCCTAAAAGAGTTGCTTGTCTATCAGCTTCCATTTGTTGTAAAACTTGTTCTCCTTGTCTTTCTGCTAATTGAGTCGCAGCTGCTCCTTTTGCTGCGGCTAATCTATTTGCTGATTCTTGTTTACCTATATTAGCTGAAATTTGAGCTGTCTGCAAAGCACCTTGATTAGCCATAGCTTGAGCTAGACCAGCAATACCACTTGCGCCAGCTGCTTCTCTAAAGCCTTGCATTATATTTGCTCTTTGTTGAGAACCTTGTTTAGCCATAAACTCGGCTTGCTGTGTATTAACAGTTAAGTCCTCGTATGTATTCTCCATGTCTTTGTATGGATTAACAAATGTTTGTGCTTTATATTCTGCTTTTTGCTTATCTAATAATTTTTGTTGCTCTTTTCTTAATTCTTTAGCATCCTCATACTGTGTCCTTGCCAAGTTTCTGTTTTTATTAGCAGTACTCATGTTCATCAAAGCGCCAATACCTGCTATTGCTATTGATCCGTAACTCATAATTTTAATTTTTGTTTTTATATTTTTCGTACTCTTCCCATGTAAAAACTACGTTCATTTTTTCAAGTTCTTTTAAATCTTCAGTATTAGTAGGATTTGCATGTACAGTAACTATAACACAATCTTCTTGTGCGTACACTATTCTTTTAGCACCCTCTGGAGATATTATGTGACAAGGTGCAATAAGCTCTAAAACACCGTCTTCACTAGAAGTTTGCAAAATACCTGTTAACAAAAAAAACGCGTAGCTATGTTTGTGTATTGCTGAAAAACCTAGTTGACCTTTTTTCATAGTCATTTCTCTAACATAAATACCATTAGCAAAAGAGTGCTTGTAACCCCAAAAATCTGGATAAACCAACTCCTTGTTATTTCCAACAATATTTTTTCCGTCAGCAATACTAACTATAAAATCTTCAATAGCTTTAATCTTTTCTCTATAAGACTTAACAGGTATATTATCAAATACTTTTTGTAACTCAAAATTAGACATAATTTAATTATATTATTATCTTAATATAGTTACAGTTTTTGTTGTTTTTTTACTTTTTTACGTTATAGATAGTATTCTATCAACGTCAAGTCTTATGTTTTGAGCAGCGTTACCAGCTCTGTTTATTTTTATGTTACCTGTTACTGTTGCTGTTTGACCAGAACCAGAAAAAGTTAATGTTATACCGTTTTCTAAAGTTTGAGCCGCACTTAAAACTATAGTACCAGCTCCTGCTGCGCCACCACCCGAGGCAACTGTAACATTAGTTCCTGATGCTTTTTTTATACCTATACCAGAAACAGTGTCGCCATTTGCAATACCATTTCTACTAGCCACAGGTACGTTAGTGCTGTTACCAACACTAGAGGTTGTTGTAGTTGAAACACTAGAAAGTGTAACGGCTAAATCAGTTAACTCTACCTCGTAACCAAAAACTCTTTTTATTTCATTCAAACCATAACCACCTATTTTTAAAGTTTGACCAGCTAAAGCCAATGGCTGTTGTTTACTAAACACAACGTTACCCTCTTGAGTTGTTACCTCACCTCTTGTTATTGTAGGTTTTTTACCTAAATTATCAATAGATGGAACTTCTGTATTAACATAGGTTTCTTCTGAAAAAGTATTTTCTAAAGAAACAATAGTGTCTTGATAACTTGCTAGTACAGTGTCAGATTCTATACCTCCACCTGGAACAACTATCATGCTTTCTTCTAATAAATGTGTACTAGACACTGGCCATCTATAATTCATTTGATTACTAAAGCTAAGCGTTATACCATCTGCTATTGCAACGGCTTGAGACATAGTAAACACGTTTGTCGAGTCAAGAGAAACAACTGTTACTGTGGCAGCATCTAAGGCTGTGTTACCAGTTATTCTATCACCTACTTTCATTATAGAGGCTACAGCAGCGTCCATTGTAACAGAGGTGCCACTAGTAACGGCTCCGTTAACTGTTCCTGAGTCAGTTACAGACGGATAAATGTTTTCACCTTCTATTTGTATTGGAGAAGCGCCAACAGTTCTAGTAACAAAAGCTACGAAATCGTTAGCGCTAGGTTGTTTTGTTATACTGTAAGACTTTGTGTTTGTTGTTACAGAAAAATCTATAGTAAACGGTATTTTACTGTTAGGTTTAAATTGATCTACAGTTATAGTAGCATTAGTAGGTGATCCTACTTCAAGATTTCCACTAGCAGAATATGCACTTATAGTTAAATCAAAACTTAAATATTGATATATTACTTTTTGTAACAAACTAGAATTAGAACCTTTTGAAGAGTTTAAATCTAAAGAACCATCAGCAAATCTAAACTCAACGTAGTTAGCATGCTCTGTGTTTTCTCCAGCAAACAAATAAATATCATACTGATCATCATCTGTTACTGAAGGAAATTGTATTTGTCCGGTATAGTTATTACTACTACCAATTTTTTCTTCAAGACAGTAATAAGCGGTTTGAAAAGTGTTTGTAACAAAGTTGTAATATTTAGCATCTTCGTTTTTTACTTCTAGTTTAAAATTAGCACCAGCGGTTCCTACGATGTTAAAACTTCTGTTTTCTCCAGAGGCTTTTATACTTGAAAGATCTAAGTCAAAATTGTTAATTGTTTTAGTTTCCACCGTTGTTACATTTATGTTTTCTACAAAATCATCATTGTCCATTTCTTCATAAAAAGATATTTCTTCTTTAGCTTTAACTAGCTGTGAAATTGAAGGCGGCGCTACAGGAGGTGGTGTACCACAACCACAAGTTATATACATTTGTTGACAAAAAGCAATTTTAGCTTGTTTTAAAGATATTTGATATGGATTTGTTATATTAGGTAGTTGTCCTTGAAATAATATTATTCTATTATAAAAAAACGTACATCCCCACTGAAGATAGTTACTCCACATGTTTGTTTGAAACGTTAAAAAATTATTATACCAAACAGACATTGGTTGGTTCGGATGTGAAGAATAAACAGGATACATTATTGAGCCAGCAAAGTTTTTAATATCTTGCTCACTACAAGTTTGAGCAGACATTTTTAATTGTGAACCTGGTGCCATTGGAATAGTTCCGCAGTTACAGTGATTATACATGTATTGAAAATAATCTCTTTTAGCTTCTTTTAATAATGTTTGAGCAGTGCTATAGGTGTTATTAATTAATTGGTTATTAAAATGATTATATCTATTTAGCAAATAATTACAAGGATTGTTATGGTTTGAATAACTATTCCAAAGATTATTCATAAAAGTAAAAAAAGTATTTTGACTTGGAGTTCCAGTTTGAAGCTTTACAACCTCTTCAAAAACTTCTATTAATCCTGTTGGTGCGCCAAAATAATTTGCTGAACTAGGTATAAGGTAAACATTTACTGCATAAACATTAGTTCCTGGAACTGAGGCACCAGCTGCTTCATAAAAATCATTTATAGAGCAAAGTAAAGATTGTTGTGCCTGTTGAGCCTGTTGCGCGTTAGGTAACATAGTACCCATTGAAGCATGTTCGGCATCAGACATAAGACTACCGTCGGGCATGTAATGAAAACCATCTGGAGCAGGAGGTCTAGTACTTTGACTTTGGTTACTTGTGTTAGAAGTTCTTTGTGAAGAGCTTCTTTGTGAAGAACCTTGATTATTATTATAGTGATAACTCATAGTTTAATTTTTATTTACTACTTTCTGTTACTTCTGAACCAACGTTAAAAAGTTCTATTTCTTTTTCAGAATCGTTAACAAAATTTACTTCAGCATAGTAACCTAATACGCTAGAAGTGTTTAGTTGTTGATTTTTTACAAAAGAAATATAAGAGTTTAATGGCGGAGGAGTTGTTAAAGTATCATCATATCTAACCGTAACGGTGTTGTTGACGTCATCTATAGCCGTTACCTCACCAAGAATTTTAGTATTCTGTAAGTTTGACTGATTATCAAAACCTCCTAGCTGCTGGCCACCATAAGTATAATAAACTATGTCACCAACCTGTAAAGAAACGTTTATATTGTCAAATTGTAAAAGTATATTTATTAAAGCCATATTTTATTTTTTATTAACTTGATCCTTGCTCGCTGTTACAAAGCGTTATATCATCATATATACCTCCTAAAACGTTAGTTGTTGCTAAATAATTGTTTATACCATATTGTAAATAAATTTGATCATTTGCGTAAGTACAATCAGGTATTGACTGTTGACAAGCACTACCAGGGTTAGAATTAGGTATACTACAAGCTGTACATCCAGTAACCCCTGGTTGGAGGCTTTCGTAAGCTTGAACAGTAACGTAATAACAGCTTCCATCATCACACGTGGCATTGTAATCATGATTACAAGCTGATGGATCAGTACATCCTAAAACAGCAGTAGGATCATTTAGACAACCATCTACTGTAAATTGGAACTCTAAATAACCACCACAATTAGGGAATTCAGCAGCTATAGGTAGGTTGGTTACAGCGTCTCTTCTTCCATAATACCCACCATCTATTTCGTAATATAATTCAACAGCATATTCGGCCTTAGTCCAAGTTGTTTGCGGCCCTGATTGAGTTATTGGGTGGTATATGTTAAACTCATAGTTAGTAGAAGAGTTCTGAGCATTACCCCAAGGATGTGGATAGTGTTGTTCACTACGATTACCATATATACCGTTAAACGGAAACACTGCAATAGCTTGTGCATTACTAAGAATTGCGTTATAAACAGGATTCCAAACTGCTGCAGAATCTCTTTTCCAAAGTCTTACTCTAACACTATCACTAGAACTTGTAAAATTAGTGTTCAACATTCTGTAACTTAAACCTAAATCAACAACCCCGGCTGAAGAGTCTAAATCGTAACCTAATGCTAACTGAGGAGTACCAGCTGGAGCTGTGCTAGGATCCCATATATCTCCACCAGGACCAGCTACACCAGGATCAAACAAAAAGTGTTGCTCTGTGTCACTAGGGCTAGGTGTTCCAGGTAAGTAATGCATAGGACCGTTAGGCGAGCCAACGTAAATATCGCTAAAACCTTTATAACAACAATTATCCCAACCTACAATTTGAGTGTAACCACCAGCGTTTATATTGTTTCCTAAACAATCTAATCCCGCGGCTGCGTCATAATTACATGCTGTAGGATCAGTACATCCTTGTGTTGGCTGTGGATATACACATGAGCCGTCGTCACAAGTAGCGTTTGGATCGTAATTATTAGCAGCTGAGTCAATACATCCATAAACACAATAATCACAACTTCCATCATCAGTATTTGCTAATGGGTCATAGTTGTTTGCAGCAGGATCTGTACATCCATAAATAGTATACGTACAACAAGAGTCCCAACCACTCTGTTGAACATAACTAGGATCGTTAATATCATCTCCGTTACAATCTAGTCTACAATTTGCAGTAACCCCACCTAAAGTACAAAATGGCTGAGGTTGGTAAATAGAATTTGTTTGAATATTATAGTTGTCAGCAGAAACATCAGTACAACCTAAACAAGTAACATATTCACATGATCCATCATCCGTATTTGCGCCTGAGTCGTAATTACAAGCAACAGGATCAGTACAACCTAATACAGGCAAAGGACCACCGGTTCCAATTGTTACCGTGTAAGTAAACGGTGGACAAGGATTAGGAGGTGTTGCGTTATAACCTGGTGTGTTTGTTAATTGAGTTGTAATAGTATACGTTCCAGGAGGCAAATTATCGTAAAGCGCGGAATTACTTTGTGGCGAGTTATTCAAATAATAACCAAAAGTAGCTGACTGCGTTATACCATTACCACTTATACCAATAGCAACAACACCGTTACCTTGTAAGTAAAAATAATCAGTGTTCCAAACTACAGCAATTTGCCCGTCGTTGTTACCAGAAAAAGTTTCATCTTGACCAACGATAGTAAATGGTATACCGTTGTAAGGCTGTGATGGTCCACCTACTGGTATTGGCGTTGTAATTTCATCACAGTAAAAACAACTACCATCATCTGTACTAGCAGTCGGGTCATAGTTTTGAGCCGTTGGATCGGTACAACCATAAGTAAACACACATGAACCATCGTCTAATATACCATAAGAACCACTAAGAGGTGTGTAACTTAATGCTTCTGGAGGGAAGGTAGTAGGATTACTAGCGCTGTTATCCGTACAACCATACCAAATACAAGTACCGTCATCAGTGTTAGCTAATGGGTCAAAGTTAGATGCAGTACCTATTGTACAACCAGTAACAGTATACATACATGAACCATCATCCGTATTAGCCGATGGGTTATAATTTACAGCGTTTGGATCCGTACAACCGTAAATAACTCCTATACAGCTTCCATCATCATTATTGTTGTAAGATTGTGGTGGGAACACAGTGGTATTAGTACAGCCATCTGGATAAGTTTGCGGATCGCAAGTACAGCCCCACCATTCACAAGTAGCATCGTCTGTATTAGCTGATGGATAATAATTTGTAGCCGAAGGGTCTAAACATCCCATTAAAATAGGCTCACAAGAACCATCATCTACTGTAGCATTTGGATCGTAATTAAATGCGGTTGAATCTGTACAACCAGTAGTTGTAATTACTATTGGAGTAGAACTTAAAACACCTTGTCCTTGTATTGCAAAACTAGCTTGGTCAAAATAAGAGCTACCGTCAGGGTTTACAAATATATGACCAGAATTATTAAGATTATTATTATCGTAAGTAACTTGGACTTCTTTTCCTTTTATGAAATTAAACCACTTTCCTTCTTTTTCAATAAATTCATTTATATCTCCAACTTCTTTGTTTGTTTCTATCTTATCTACATACCAACCTTTTCTTGGATCTAAATTGTAGTATTGATCATCATCTAAGTTTTGGGTAATTTTAGCATCAGAACCTTCATAGTTTATAGTTGTAAAAGACTTTACACTTCCAGGAATCTCGTTTATAATAACACTCACCTCAGAATTTGTGAAATTGTCATAAAAAGTATTTCTACCAAACTCTACACCATTAGCGTCAAAACGTTCAACATGATGCAACCAAGGCTCACCATTTCTCCAAGTGTAATATTCATTAGCACAACTAACAGCAATTTCTGGAATAAAAGATTTAAAACTTACCCAGCCTTTTACGTCTTCTCTAAAAGACAACGTTTTAGGCATACCATCAACACTATTGTCAAGAGTTAGATTGTACTCATCTTTTTTATCGTCATAAGAACCTAAAACTTTACTAGATAGCTTTAAATTATCTCTAAACCAATCTTTCATACCGTGATTAGATATAGGAGTTAAACCGTCCATAGATAATCTCATAACGGTACCTCTTACTTTATCGGTAAAATAAACTCTATATGATTCTGAAGCAAAAGATTCTGGATTTTTAGATATACCGTATTCACCAACAAAAGGTACAGCTTGACCTAAAACTCTTTCGTTAGCTGTTAACTGTGGATTTCCATCAGCGTTAAATACAGCATCTTTGTTAGCTAGTATTTTCAACACCTTATCTTCACACAAAACAACTAAATCAGTATCTCTAGTATGTATTTTTTGTATACTACCGTATATAGGGTTTATGTCTTTAGTTATTTTTTCTGCAGCTACAAATTGATTTGTTTCGTTTGTGTTGGAATTATCATTATATATACCAGAGTATATTAAACCATATTTTCTGTGCTCTTCTTCGTAAACGTTGTCTATTGTTGACGAAGCAACAACACCATTTGTTATAAATTGTAAGTTAAAATTGTCTCTAATTCTATTCGACTCAACACCATTACCCCAAGAATAACAGTTGTGCCAGTCTAATATATTTATACTATTTTGATAAACATTATTTTCAAAGGTTAAAATAGAGGCCGATAGAGGCGGTGGTGTGTCAACAGCATCTTCGGCTAAAGTCATTATTATTTTACTACCATTTGGTTTGTGAATTAATATTTTTGTTCCAGCAGTTATTTGAGTGTGTTGTACGCCTGTGTTTGGATCAAGACAGCCACCAGGAGTTGTACATACTGCCGGAAAAACAACTACTTGACTACCAGTTGATCCAACAGAGGCACTTGGTGTTGTGCTTATAATTTGAGGTTGTCCAAAACCACCAAAAGCAAAAATACCAAGACCAGGATCGTCGTAATTTTCTATAGTAGATCCTACTGGAAAGTTTATTTGTCTTTCTTTGTAAGATAACTCAATAGGTATATTGTCACTTGCCTCGTAATATATATCAAGATCTGTTTGATCTTTTGGTTCTGTTTCCCATATAGCTGGGTTTGTAGGCATTACAGATTCTTCTATTTCTTCTTCTAAAAACTCTATAGTATATCCAACAGAGTCAACACCCATTTTTGTAGCATTAAAACCTTCTGCATCGTTATGATAATTAATATTAAGAACAGAGTTAGGACTTATACCGTTAAAGCTATATTGAGCAAAAACTAAAGTATCATTATTAGATATTGATAAACCCGATACATCTACGTTAGATAAATCAGTTCTATATTTTTTAAAATAAACAGTGTTACTGGTACTAGATATATCAGCTACTACCACAAGTCTATCGTCTGGAACTGCGGTTCCGTTAATTGATTTTAGAACCATACCTTCTGTTAACGTTCTAGTTCCGTAGTTAGAGTTACCTTGTAGTGAGCTTAACGTAACTGTGTTATTTGCAAAAGAACTAGAAGCGGTTAAAGTTAGTTCTACACCACCAGATATTGGGTCGTTATAACCACCAGGATTCCAAACAAGCTCCTTATCGAGTGTTATTCTAAATCTTCTTGTAAAGTTAAAAGGTCTAAAGTAAATTTGATTATCATAACGAATATTATTATACGTGTACGTTAGAGTAGCACCAGTAGCCATTACCTTACCACCTACTAAATAACCTCTTTGTTGTTCCCAATTAGTGTCTTTGGAACCCTCTAATGGAGTACCGTTGTTATCACAATATCTAGCTAAAAAAGCGTTTTCAACACCAGTTATTTCATATACTTCGCCGGTTGGATCTTCTGCAAATCTAATCTTTTGCCCCGCAACTAATCTTTTAGCAATGTTCCAAACATTACCAGAATATAGTTCATTGTTTTCTAAATCATATATTATAGGATCGTTTGTATCTTCATCGTCAACTATCCATCCATTAGATAATTCCGCATCTGTAAATCTCTGTAAACCACCAAAGTTTAAATCTAAAACAGCACCTCCAGGAGAATTTATTATTCCTACAGAGCTTGAACTACCACCCGCAGGTTTTCCATCCCAACCATCATTACTACCACCAAAACCATAAACAAAAGTGTTCTCAATATGACCAGCGTCATCTATAAACCAAACATCTTGAAAGTCAAAAGGAGTTGCTGGATCATGCGGATCTAAAGTAGTTACTCTTCTATTTATACCCATAATACCAGGTGCACCATTATATGAAAGGTTGTTTGCAGTGTCATATATAACTTCTCCGTGATTTCTTGATCTAATCGTATTTCTACCTCTCATAAACGCGGCGTGCGGTCTCCATTGTCTATGGCTGTTAGTTATAAAACCTCCAACACCAGCATCTTTCGCAGAGTTATCTAAAGTTTGTAAATAACCCTGACTCCCACCGTAATCTTCATTGACTATATTCGATGAACTGCTATAAGCTTGAACATGCCAATAGTTTGGTATTCCAGCTGCTGAAGCATCAGTTGGGCAATTGTCTCCCATGTCCCAAGTTTTGTCGTGAGCTTCTTTTTTAAAACTAAATATTTTTTGAGCCGCAACAATATTATAATTAACATTAATACTTGTTCCGGTGTTTACTATATTTTGTTGAAAAATATCATCATTGTATATTTTTACAAAAAATCTTCCATCAAATTCAGGTAGGTTTTTTACTTCGTACTTATAAAAAACAATAATAGTTCCGTTGTTAAAATCATTTACGTTATTACCGGTTGGATCATTTGTAAAATTGTTTATTGTACTATCAAACGGTTTGTCTACAGATATTGTCCATTTTGTTGCAGATGACAAATCTTGATTGTTTGGAGCAACAGAAGTTATTTCTAATGGAATTGTTGCTGGAACACTATTGTCGCTACTTCTAAAGCTAATATAGTACTTAACGTCTTTAGTTGCTTGAGTAACCAACGTGTGTAATTCTCTTATATTACTATTATTGTAAGCGGTATCAAACGCAAGTTCAAAAGTTTTTTGTTCTTGAGTAGGTAAAAGGTTTGAAGAGTTTATTATGTTGTTATTAGTATTATGGTGTACTTGAGTGTTTATAGTAGTTTTGTGGGTTTTTATAAAGTCTGGCGCTTCATTTTCTATGGCTAATATTTTATATCTAGCTTCTTGCTCTACTAAATAATTTTTTTCTGCTGCTTTTTTTAATATTAAATAATCATCAATATCAAGTTTGTTTCTATCGTTAGAATTAAAAGACAACCAAATATTATCATCTTTAGCATCGTAATATCTATCCATTGCTAAATTATAATACTCTGTAGACGTTTCTTTTATATAAAACTTGAAATACTTAGCGTCAACAGGGGTAGCTTGAGAAACTGTAGACACTAATAAAGAGTTTGCATGAACAGACTCTTTTTTAGAAACTGTTATACCAGCAGTAGTGTTTGTTATAATAGGAGTTTCTCTACCGTGTTCGTCTAAAAAAACAACGCCTAATTGATAATCTCTAAGAGATTTTATAGACTTTCTGTTTTCGCTATAAGTGTTTGACAACAACACCCTAAACTTTGGGTTATGTTGTTGATCAGTACCTTTGTTTAATAAACTAAAATTTTGATAGTAATTACCATATACGATTCTATTTCCAACAACGTCTTGTGCTAAAGCTCTTTTAGGAACGTTGTCCCAAGATCTTAATAGTTGATTAGATGGTAAAACACCTTTTATTGTTTCCGATGTTATAAAGTATTCGTCTTTTAAATAAGCGTTTAAATCCCCAGGTACAAAATAATCTTTAGGATCTATAGTCTCCACAACGTAAATATTAGGATTATCTTCTTCTTTGTACAGTATATCAATAGCTACAACGTCAACGTTTATTTGTTCAATTATAGTTTTCCAACCTGAAAGTTTTATTTCTTTAACCTGGTTTGTCATACCAAGATTAAAACCTCTTTTAGGATGGTAAGAAAAACTACCAGGTGAAAAAGCTACTTGTGTAAACGGTGCAAAAGTAGAATATTCACCATCTTCATATTTGTATCTGTAAGAAAATCTAGGAAATTTAAACTCAAAAAGTTTTTCTTCTTCATCTAGTAAGTCAATAACATATTGAAAAGTTTGACCTGCAACAACAGGGTTTGCATCATTGTCTGTTACTATTTTTATCTTTACCTGTACTATTCCGTTGGCAGTATCAAAATTATTACCACTCCAATCTTCTATAGTACCTCTTATAGCCCAGTCTTGTAACGGTACGGTTGGTAGAGCGCCTGTAATAGTTTCAGGTTTTAAAACAACTGTTTTACCTACCTCCCAACCATTTAACACAAAACTAGAATTGTTGTTACTGTCATAAGGCATAGAAACGTAAAAAGTATCTCCAACACTAATGGTAGAAAAATCATAAATACCATTTGCGGAAGAATTTCCAACGAAAGTAGATTGGTTAGCGTTACCCGGTGAAGATATTAACATTACACCAGAGTAATTTTGATCAAAATCTCTAGTTGTAACTAAGTCCATGTTTAACTTTATTTTAGGACTTCTTTTTATAACGGTTATTTCTTGTTTAGTAACAAATCTCTCTGATATACCAATAACATTTGGGTTGTTAGCAATTAAACCTAAAGGATTTTGAAGTTTTAAATTTACAGTTACGGTATTTTTTAAACCAGTTTGCTCTGTACCTTGCACGCTACGTGTTATGTTTATTTTTTTAGGCTCGCTAAAACCATCAGTCCAAAATAACATATCGTCAATAATATTGATACCAGTTATTATTCTCTGCGTGTTAAACTCTAATACTTTTTCTCTTGTTTTACCAACACTCATACTTAACATAGGTTGACCAGGTAACGCGCCGACTATATTAGCGTTTAAAAAACCACCTATATTTATACTGTTATTAGTAGCGTCTTTTGAAACTACCTCAGCTTGCCAATCGTCCCAACGTTCACCAGTATTAACGTCTTCCCAAAACAATATTTTATCTCCAACTTCTATTTTATCAAAAGCTTCTGTTGTGCTTATAAAAACATCACCAGTAATAGGATTCATTTGAGAACCTAAGTTAATTAAAACATAAAGTTCTTTTAGATCAACAAAAACATATTCTACTAAGTTATTTTTGTGTCTTAGTATCATATCTTTAGACTCAAAAAAGCCATTAGTGTAATTACCTGCAAAAAAGTCAGGTAAACCTTCTTCACTTATAAACCAATAAAAAGCATCGTCTTTTTCATCAGAAACAGTACCTATGCAACTAGCATTAGCGCCAATATTAATTTGACCTACATCATATAATCTTTCATTACCTAATATATTTTGAACAGTTCCAACTTCAGAGTTCTCTGACGTGGAAACCTGTACGTTTATAGCGTGCCTGTATTCTCCGTTAGGTACTAGCCTTTCATCAACGTCTTTATTCATTTTACCACCGGCAAAATGGTGTTTAATATCTGGCATATATTAATGTTTTATCCACTTAGATTTTGCTCTAAGCATTTGAGTTAATTCTTCTAATTTTATATTTGATAATCTAAGTTTAGCTTTTCTTGTTTCTGCAAATCTTTCTTTTTTTAATCTTTGAACTAAATATTCAGGGGTGTTTGCTTTTGAAGCTAATACAGCATGAGTAATCCATTTATACATAGCTTCTTCTGCCATCTTGTGAACTCTCATTTCCTCGTCTGTACCTAAACCGTCACTTATATAATCTATTATTACAGTTTTTCCAGCAATATTAGAGCTAAAATGTATTTTTCCTTTGTCACAATCAATATAATAAGAACCGTTTACTTGAGCGTGATAAGGGTCTAGTCCATATCTTTGTCCTATATTTAAGTCGTATATATCATCATCAACCTCGTAATCATCGTTTGTATTTGCCGACGGTACATGAGACTTATAGTTAGACCAAGCTGTTGAATCTTCAGCTGGTAGTGTAAAGTTTATTTCTGGTTCACTAACAGAATCAAAATAAGACATTGTTGAGGTAGTGATAACAGTTCCTTGTATATCTATAATAGTTGTGCCTGGTGAAAAAGCGAGGTTAGACACAAGCATACCAACTTCAAGCATTTGTGCGTTTGCTAGAGAAGAAACCGTAATTTTATTATCGTTAGCTGACCATGTGTTAGCGTCTAAAGAAACATATTTGTCTAGATTTGAAACAGCAGATCCGTCAACATTTGTAAAAGTTAAAGTTTCGTCTCCGTCAAAAGTAGGTGTTACACCAACAGCTGTTAAAACATTAGAACCATCTGCTAATTCAATAACTGTTTGAGTAGTAGAGTTTCTAACACTTAACACGTACGTTGCTGGAGGTATATTTGTGCCGCTAACTAACATACCAACAACTATTTTGTCATAAATTTTATCAAGACCAACTATATTTAAATTTGAGTCAAGTGTTCCTACGGCTTGTAGTATGTAATTATCATCACCGTCTTTAAAAGGTGCTTTTTTAGGATTAGAAGTATTACTTAACGTGGGGTATAATGGATGTTTTATACCAGCGCTGTCTACCCAGCTAATTTTAGTATAGTTAACATAATCTTGTGGTAACGGCTCTACTAATGTTGCACCAATCTCTACCTCAAGTGATTTACAAGATTTAAAAACATCAAAACTAAACTCTTGCATACCTCTCATTGCGTGAAAAGCAACATCTGTTCTTCTAGCTTTGTTTATTATCTTGTCTTCACCTACATAGACAACCATGAATTGATCTATAATATCTTTTAAACTTATAAACTGATAGTTACCATACAGGTCGTCATTGTCGTAGTAAACTTGTTGTGATTGATTGTTTAAGTAAGCCATTTATTTATATTTTTTCTTGTTGTTTTTCTAGTGTTTCCATACCTTGACCACCTTGTAAAATATCTTGGTGTTTCATAGACAATCCTGCAAGTTTTAATATTTTAAAAACTAATTCTGGCTGCTCTGATTCGTGTAGCTCAAAATGCGTGGTTTTGTTTGGATTAGGATCGTGTAGTGCTTTTCCAGAAATTACAAAATAACCCCATTGAGGTTCTGCTGGCAGTCTATAAGCGTGAACTCCAATACCTGTAAAAACAGGACTTCCATTGTTTACTAAAATTCTGTCAGTTCTTTGTGTAAAAATAGGAGAAGTAGCACTTGGTCTTGTCAAGTAAGGAGAGTTTGCGGTTTGACTATATTCTTTTGGGTCTAAATAATCACATTGCACATTATTTACTGAAACCATAACCATTCTATATATTTCGTCTATTAATATAATAGCGTTACCAGCTGTAGACCAAGTACTAGTTTGGTTTGGTCCATAAGTTCTATAAAATATATCTAGTTTTTGTTTTACTAACTCCGCTGTTTCTTTGTTTAAGTTCTTTAACCCAGATCTTAACTCAAAATTATTAACATCATAAAAATATTGCTCAAATATTTCTCTTTGCGCTAAATTAGCAAACAAGTTGAACTCCTGAGGTGTTATATATCCTCTTTGCTCTTTGTTTGCTATAGCTAAAACTTGTTGATATACTGTGTCTATATTTACCATTTTGTTATTTTAAGGATTATAAGGAAATAATCTATTTAGTGTTTCTTTTCTTTTGTCACAGCCACAATCTTTTCCTACTGCTTTACTTACTGTCTTTACAACTTTTTTAATACCAGTGGCAGTTGTTATTTTTTCTATAGTATCACCTAAACCTTTTGACCTTTGTTTTTGCATATATTTAATTTGTAGTTACGATCGCCCCGTAGGGCGACCGCTCTACAGTTTGATTAGTTGTTTAATCTTTTTTCAATGTTCTTATAAATTTCCATACCTTCGTCGGTCTTAAACCAGGCCGCTAAAGCAGAGTAAGGATGTTCATCATAAGGAACTGTCATTAATCTTCTATCGTTAGAAGCCCAAACAAAATACCTTTGATCTTGTGATAGTTTTATAATGTTCATTTCGGTAGCTTTTATACCAAAATTTCTCAACATAACGTTGTCGTCATTTATTAACTCTAAGAACAAAATTGGGTTTCTCTTAGCATATAGTAGTAAATCTCTTTTAAGTTCGCTAGAACTCATCTCTGACACTCTAGAACCTAACTCTACACGCATAACAGCTTCTGCCATTTCAATATCTAAGTTTCTAGCCGCTAAAATAGCGTCAGCTTCTATTTCTAACCATTCCATTTGGTCTTCAGCAACTTTAACTGGCTCCCACTCGTAATAAACTTTGTCTTTATGAGGGTGGTATAAACTTAAAAGTTTTTGTAACGTTTGTTTATTTCTAGGAACATGAAGTGCTCCTGATCTAAATATAATATGTTCTAACCTATGCTCACCTTTCATTTCATCAACAAACGGTGTTGTTTGGTTTCTAGTGTATTTTAATTCTCTTTCAAAACCTTTTTCTTCGTCAAAATAATAAATACCAGTACCTTTAACAATGTAAGACAAAGGTTTCTTTCTTGACTTTAAGTAGTAAACCCTATCTTTTATTTCCCATTTAGGTTTTTTAGGTTCGGTTTTTTTAGGTTTTGGTGTTTCTACAACAGGTGTTTCAACAACAGGTACCTCTACCTCTTTTTTTGTTTCTTGTTTTTTTGCCATAATATAATATATAATAAAATTAATAAAATAAAAGGCCGAGGCCGAAGCCCCGGTCTTTTTATAAAAATGCTTACTTCATTAACATAAAGTTGTTAGCACCTTGAGTAATCAAACATCTTTCAGATAACATGTGGATTTGCATTGCATCTAAAGCTGAAGTAGCAGCACCTACAGAACCTGTAACCCAAGTCTTAAGTCTTCTATCATCAGTTTGAGAAGCTCTATATCTAACATGTAAGAAAGGACGCTTCATGTTTCTACCTAACATTTGGTCATAAACAGAAGATACACCAGCTGGGATAATAACTCCTCTAATAGCGTTAACAGTATCTCTTGAGTTTATACCTCCTCTTGTAGCTTTGTCATTTAAGTATCTGAAGTCAGACTTGTAGAAGTCATAAGAACCTCTTCTGAAACCAGAGAAACCTAAATTAAGTGCCATATCTTCAGAGTTGTCAAATACTCCATAAGAAGTACCACCAGCTCCGTAAGAGTTCATAGAAGCTAACATATCGTCAATAGCTAAAGATGTAGCTCTATTAACAAATAACATGTTTTCTTCAATAGCACCTTGAGAATCAAACTCAGCTAATATCGCGTCAAACTCAGCTAAATCAGTAGCAGCGTTAACACCAGTAATACCAGTAGTAATGTTACCTCTTGTTTCGATAGCATCAAATAAACCTTGAGTACCAAAGTGGTCAGTTGAAGTATCTCCTAAGTAAGCATCAACAGTAGACTGATCAGTATCACCCATGATAGCTTCAAGCATAGTCATTTCTAAGTAATCAACAAATCTAGCTCTTGTGTCAGCTTCAGCTTTTAAGTACCATAAGTAACCAGCAGCACCCATTTCACTAGCGATTTCAACCCAACCAACTCTTGAAGCATCAGATCCAGAAACTTGATAAAAGTCTTTCATAATGATCGGCTTGTTAGAGAAAGAAGTAAATTGAGGCTCGTTAGCTTGACGAGTAGTAGAGTTTTGGTAATCGTCACCTTTTCTGTATTCAGAACCGATAACTAGTAATGTAGCTGAATCACCAGAACCAGTAGCTAAACCTGCGTTAGCACCAGTTGCTGTAGTGTTACCAGCGTCATACAAAGCTACAGCTACTTGGTCGTTAGAAACCTCAGTAACTAAACCTTTAACAGTAGCATTTGCGTCAGCTACTAATACCATATCGTTAACTCTAACACCGTGATCAATACTAGCTGTATCAACAGCGTTACCATCAATATCAGTATCGATTTCAAAAGTAAAACCATTGTTAGTACCAGTAATTTGGTTAGCGCCGTTAGCGATGTGACCTTTGTAAGAAAGGTGTAATCTACCTTGCTCTGACCAAACAACTTGATCAGCAGTCATAGATTCTTCAGCACCTACTTGAGCTAAGAAACCTGAAATAGTTCTTGGTCCAAAAACCTCAGCTTCTTTCTCCATTAGGTCTGGTAAATATTGTTGCGCCCAACCTTGTCCAGCTGTAGACGCTAAGTCTAGGTAGTTACTTTGTAGTGCCTGTCTAGTAGGAGCAGGAACACTATTAAGACTACCACCTGCAGTAATTGCCATAATGTAATGTTTTTAAATTGTTATTATTTTTTGTTTTTAATTTTAAACTTAAAATCAGAAGAACTTTCACCAACAACCCTAGCTTTTATACCATCAACTTTTATATTTTCATGTGCTTGTCTTGGTCTCATGTCAATGTTTTTTGACTTACTGATACTGTCTTTCATTGCATCAGCTCTTCCTTGCTCATAAAAATGTTTTGCGATAGCATCCGCGTTCATAGCTGTATAAAGAGATTTATGATAACCCGCAGCGTCTTTTAAAGCCATTTTTTTATCTAAAAACTTTTTAGTAAAATTGTTTAAATCGCTTTGCGTGTTTTTAACCTCATCAGCATTTTTAACGTTAAACCTGTATTTTTTATCACCAACATTATATTCAAAACCTTTGAACTTGTCGTTAAAAACCTCATTAGTTTTTTGTGTAAAAATTTCAGAGTTTGCTTCAGCTGCTTTTCTTGTCGTTTCTGACTCTTCGTTGTATCTATTAAAAAAATCTATAGCCTTTTGTTGTTCAGATGTAAGCTTTGAACCAGCTTTGATTTCTTTATAGTATTTGGACTTTTGCCCGTCCAGGTGGCTTTTAGCGTTGGCAACTTGCTCTTTAAACGCTAGTTTTTTTCTTTTTATTTCTATTTCCTCATCCACATCTTCGTCAAAAGAAAATCTATCTTCTAGTAAAAAGTTTATTTCTTCTATGTTTAAATGAGGTTTTGTTTGTTTATAATATTCGTACAATAATTCAGAATCATCAAGTTTGCTATAATCCTTGTTTAATTTTACATAGTCGTTTAAATCTCCACCAGTTTCTTGCATAAAGTCTACAAGTTTTTGTATATCTTCTGGTAGCGGTTCTTGTTTTTCTACAGGTTTGACGACGGTGTTCTCGATTTTTGTTTCTAGCTCTTCAACTTTTTCTTCTTCTATTTTTTCGTCTTCTTTTACTTCTTCTAAAACTGAAGTTTCTTGTGTTTGATCTTCCTGTTGTACTTCTTCTTGTTCCGGTACGGTTGTGGTGTCTTCAACGAGTTCAACCACTCCGCTGTTGTAAGTATTATCTTCTTTAGCTTCTTGTTTGGTTTCATTTTCTTTTGGTTTATCCATGTTGATAACAAAATCTCCATGCTCGTTTGTTTCTGGTTTTTTAACTTCTTCAACATTTTCAGTTGGTTGATTTGTAGTTTCTTCTACTACTTTTTCATTTTTTTCTTCCATAATATAATATAATAATAGTTAATAATTTTTATCTAGGATCAAAAGGCCCTAAATCAATACCGCCTCCTAATATATCATTACCTGCAGACTCAAATCTTTTAGGTGGTTTACCAGTTGTTCTTTGATCTATAAGTTCTGATTGTTGCGAAGCTTGTATTCTTGTTCTTTCGTCTTTACGATCTTCTTTTTGTCTTTCTCTTTCTTTCATACCATCTACTTCAATACCTTTTAGCTGCATGTTATACTGAAACTCTAAAGCCATTAAGTCTTTTTTATGCTGAACCTCTTGCATCATTTTTTGAGACTCAAGCTGCGCTTTTGTTTGTTCTAACTGTATTTGACTCTGTGCTAAAGCTTGGTTTTTTTGAACTTCAGTTGCAGCTGCTGCTTGTGCCGCTTGTTGATTAGCTTGAGACTGTAATTGTATATTACGCTCTTGCATAGCTTGATCTCTTTCTAGTTTTTTCTTTCTACGCAACTTTAAAAGTTGATTAGCTAGTTTTATGTTTTTTATTTCTCTAATATCAATAGCATCAGCAAGTTCTATTATTTGTTGTTGTAGCGCCATTTGAATATTGTTTTCAAGCATCATGCGCTCTTCTTCATCTGGTTGTAAGTTTAAAAATATACCAAAGTCATACAAGTGCAACTCACTCATTTCTTTTAAAACTGCAGAGTTATGAACACCTATAGATTCTATAAAAGCTTCGTGTGTTGGTGAGTATTCTATAATATCAGATATTCTAAGCGACAAACACTCTGCAACCTCAGCTGTTAAGTATAAACCTGCTTGTAGTATATGTCTAGTTGCTGTGTTACTATTTGCTGCTGCTAGCTTTTGAACACCTACTAAAGCATTTTTATCTGGAGTTGTACCGTCTCTAGCCTCGTTCAAACCGGTTACATCTCTTATCATTTGTAGATAATAGTTATAATTACCTATAAGAGCTTGCATTTTATTTCCACCGCTACCACTAGTTATCTCTTGTATTGGAATTTTACCAGGGTTCATATCACCATCCTGCGTAAACGATCTACCAATAACAGAACCTGTTTGGAAGAACATGTTTAAAGCTTCTTGCGGATTATAGTTTGTACCGTTACCTAAATCTATTTCAGCTAAACCATCAGCGTCTAAATAAACACCATCAGGCACCATGCGAGATAACACTTGTTGAAGTTTTAAGTGTGTTAACTGTATCATGTCTGCAAAACTAGTTATTCTACTTACAATAGACTCTATTTTACCGTTATACATTCTAGGAGCAACTATAGCGTAATTCATTTTAACTTTATTATAATTGCTTTTTGGCCTAACCATATTTTTAGCCATACCCCAGTTTAAAAGCTTATCACTACCTAAAACTAAAGCACCTTCATATAAACATTCAATAGATCTTAACATTTTACCAAAACCACCCTCCATATTTTCTGGTGGATTAAACTGATCATTTTTTGGAATAATTTTTTCAGCACCAGAAGCGGTTTCTTTTATTTTATAAACTTCGTTCATGTAAGTTTTATAATTAAAATATAAAACTTGAACAGTGTTGTTGTCTTCTTTTTTAGCAGAATAAGAAGAGTTATAATTAGACCTATTGTAAGTCTTGTTTTTCATTATATCTTCAAGGTCTGATTCTGTTAAATGTGGAAATTGTTTAGCTAGTTCGTTTACCGGTATAGATTTTACTTCACCAACATAATATATATCTTCAAAATAAGGAGAGTCTGTATAAGAGTAAACAAGATTCGCTGGATCAACATAATCAATAACAACACCTTCTGATGTGTTGAAACTTGTTTTTACAGCACCTATACCTAGTACTGTTAAATCATAATAAAACTGTTTTTTGATAAGATCGTACCTATTACCTTCAAACAAAGTGTTTAACGCTTGTTCTTCTGCTAGCTCAATAGATTGTTTGTATGTTAACTGCATGTGAAGTTCTAACTCTTCTTTTGTTTCAGGTAGTTCTTCTAATTCACTTTTTCTTATATCTAATTGAAGAGAATCTTGAACAGCGGCATGAAACTCTTTTAACCTCATATCGCTAAGTATGTCTTCCATATACTTTGTACGCTTTGCTACTCCATAAGGATCTTGCGAGTACGCTTTTATATCATACGTCCTTTGCGACATACCATTAACAACTATATCTACAAATTTAGGTATAATTGGAACAGGTTTCCAGTCTAAATTAAGATAAGATAAATCACCGTTTATAGATAATTCATCTTTATATTTTTGTATTGATTGTTCTCCCCTAGCGTAAAGCCTTAAGTTGTGAAAGTTATTATGATTAGTTCTAAATCTATTAGAGCTTTTATCGTTGTTAAACCACTCTATTTCTATAGCTTTAGCAACTTTTAAACCATATTCATAACTTAACTTTTCAGCATCGCTTACTGTTTGACTAGGAAAATAACTTTTAATGCCAGACTCTGCCATATTTACTTTTTAATTATTTGCGATACATTTCCTGTGTTTTTATATTTAGAAATATGTATATTTAATTTTGGTTTCTCTATTTTTGCGTTTGGCGCATACAAGTGTCTATTGTTAGCCATAATTGCTAAACCACTACTTATTGTCGCGTCAAACTTTGTTCTTTTTGTTATATCAAATCTTGACCAGTCGTTTAAAAGAGTGTTAAAATACAAACTTCCAAAACTTCCATCTTGTTTTATACCTACGTGATCTTGTATGTACATTTCTATTGCTGCTGCGTGAGCTTGTTTTATATCTTCACTAGTGTTTGGTATACCACCTATTTCTTTCTCTGCTACAGATAGTTTGTTCCAAGTTTTATCTGGCCTATTCATACTATAGCCTCTATAACCTCTACGTCTTAAATAATACAACAACCTAGGCTTGTTATTTTCTGCTAACATTGGCATGCCATAAAACACTAAAGCCATCAAAACGTCTTCAAAAAATATCTCAGCAGTTTGCGGTCTTGATAAATACTCTAAAAAAAAGTGGTTTGCAGGAGCGTCTTCCATACTAAACTTTGTTAAACCATGTAAAGCTCCTTTAGATCCTTTTCCATCTACTGTTCCTGATATATCGTAGCTATCACAACCAAAAGCACCCATGTGTTCGTTACCAGGGTATTTAATACCGTTTTTAATTACTACTCTGTTTTGTAATGGTTGTTGTGGTACCCAACTAACTTTAAACCTACCTTTTGGATCTGGATAAAAAATTACTTGTGAATCTTTTATACCGTTAACCCACTGAAAGTTTCCTTGCGTTATACCAAGCGTGCTATACATCTCTTCGTTATAGTCTATTTGTTCGTAAATTTTTATCAAGTTAAATATACTATTTTTAGCCTCATCTCTAAACGCGTGTTCTTCTGTTCTTGGAAACTGCCTGTAAAACTCATTTAAAGCATCTTGATCGTTTTTTAAACCGTCTGCTTCGTTATTCCAGTGATCTATTATTCCATAATCTATTAATTCACCATCTGGTCCGAAGACATCATTATCTGGGTTATTAAATACTGGTTGTCCGTATTCGTCAATAAATCCTTCATAGTTCCACTCCATTGGTATAAAAAGAGAATATAAACCAGACTTTGTTTGTCCATTACGGTTTCTTTTTGTAACGTCAGAATCATTGTAAAGTTTTTTAAAGTTATCACCACCTTTGTCTAACGCATTACTAGTTGAGCCCATCATACACTTACCAACTATTTTAGCGCCTAATCTTAAACACGTTTTTGTAACACGCCAGTTGTTTAAAATATTATCAGGTCTTTCCCATTTACCACTTTCATCGTGCACTAGTAAAGCTAATTTTTCACCGTCATAACTATTGTCACCAGTATTTTTCCAGTCAATAGTTGTATCTAAACCTTGAAGATCTTCTAGCTGTTCGTTAGCTGTAATCTTTTTTCTTGTAAACTTACTAGCTGGTACCCTGTAAGCAAGCTCTGTTTTAGGACGGTCCATACCGTCTTGTATTGGTTTAAAGAAAAACGGGTAATTTATACTAATTGGCACTACTTTATCCGTAAACATTTTTTTAGCATCTGCACCTGTTTTAGATAGTATACCATATCTACTATCACTTGAAATAGTAGCTAAATTAACTGTTTCTGCGCTTGACATGAAAGAAAATCCACTACGTCTGTTTTTAAGGTAACACATACCGTAACACCTTTTATCAGCTTTACATGCTTCCCAAAATATATAGAATAACCTATTAGCCTCTCTATAGTCAGGAGCACCCACGTCTATTTTACTCCACTGTAAATACATATAGTGAGTGCCTGTTATGTATGTTGGTTTTTTATTATTCATAAACCAAAAACCCTCGTCTCTACGCTTAAATTCTTCGTCTATATAATCAAACCACTGCTCTTTTTGTTCTTCAGGATAAGCTCTCCAATCAAATATGTTTTTAAGCTTACTTAATTCTTTTGGGTAATCTATTTTTTCCCACTTATTTTTTTGCAGTCCATGTACTTGCACGGGCACAGATGGTAAAGCAATTCGCAAGTTTTGGATTTCAAGTATTTCACCAATTTTACCAGTTTTTGATATAACGATAATATCATGTTCTTTATTGTATCCATATTTCCATTTTTTACCACGGTTTAAACGTGTAATTGTTGTCTTCTTTATAGGTTCTATAACCTTAACTAAACTTTGATTGTACATTACTTAGATCTGCCTTCTGCGAATCCTTTAAAGACTTTTTTCTCTGCCTCTTTAGGTGTTTTTCCCTCAAGCAGGTTTTCTTCTTCTTGGATTCTGTTAAGTATTTCAAATGCGTCAAATATTGCTAGTTTTTTAGTAGCCGCGGCATTTTTTAATCTATC